TTCTTTGCGTTAACATTTTCTACGCCCAATCGGTTCATTGCGCCAGCGATTGATTCGTAACCTGCGCTAGTTTCAAGCATTAACAATTCGACTAACTCTTTTCGGTTGTCCGGTAACGGCAATACGAATCGCATTTCGTTTTCGTAATCAGTACCGATAGATTTAATGACTTCTCGGTCGTAACCGAATGTTGGTCGGTCGGCACGCGCTTGTAAATATCGCACAGTTTTTTCGTGCAATTCTTCTAAGCGAGGGCCCCACGATAACCAATGTTCTTCCGTTTCCTGAATAATCTCCTGGAACAGAACGTGCAGCGCGTCTGCGTTTAAACCACCGAAGTTCAATTCTTGCGGAACGATTTGCGGTAGTGACGTAATTTCGTGCAACGCTGACTTAACGCGTGAATACTGATCCTTAAACGCTTCTTTCCAACGGAAGCCACCTTCGATTTTCTTAATGTCAGGTGTTGCTCCGTCCATTGCGCCTTTGGCTTCGACTGCTCCGCCTGGCTCAATTCGAACCTTATCGATAGTACCTTCCGGAACGTTCAAGAATGCCGTCATGGAGAACATTTCGAATTTAAGCGAGTCGATTGCGTCTTCGTTCATCTTATTGAGAACGTCGGTTTGCTCTTTCATATCGTCGATTTCCGTGCTGTCCAAGTCCTCGCCGCTTAGGTCGGAGATTGGAAATAGCACTACCGGAATAAAATCGATTTCCATCGACTGTTTTGCGGTGATTTCCTTTTGCAATTTCAAGTCGAGACTGTAAACACCCTCCTCGAGATAGCAAACGCCATTTTCAAGGCTAAACGTTTGTTTCTGAATAACTTCGATACTGTCAATCGTTTTAAAAGTAACGAAATGAACTGCGATTAACTCTTCGAAATCATCGTCGGAGTAGACCGGAATGATTTCTGTATCGGGGCGAAACACCCATTTGATTTTGCCGGTATTCGGATTGAACATGATTTTGCATCCGACTCTTCCGGCGATTAACCGGTCGCGAGCCGCTTGTAGTAACTTTTCGCGCATCTTATTTTCGCGCCAAATTTGATACAGCAGTTTTTCGTAAGCCTCTGCGCGCTTGTTTTCGATTTCTTGCGTCGGACTTGGCGTATAATTCGGCTTAACCGAATCGATTACCTTGTCGAGTTGTTTCGGCGCTACCGCAATACCGTGCTGTCCGCCCATTTGCCAGCGAGCTTTGCGTTTAATGAACGATTTAAAGTAGTTCGTCGCATACCTTGTCGGGTCGTAATCGAGTCCAGCCGGTCGAGTTAAATCGCCAGCCTTAACGAGTTGGCCTGTCGCAGGATCTACGTGCTGCTTACCGTCGTAATATTCATAGTTTCGAATCTGTTGCTGCATTCGATTGACCGTTTGTTTTCCTAGCGCTTGTTGGTACGGCGAGAAAAGCAAATCGTCCATATCTGGCGCTGACATTAAATTGTAGTCCGCTAATACATTGAACGGCATTTAAGTGCCTCCTTTCGTTTGTTATCGCGATCTTTTCGCTATCGAACGGACAGTAACTTGACCGCTTTTACTTGCGGAAACCGCCATTTCCATCGAGTCAGGCAAATCGTCGTGTCCGCCTTGACCGTACCTCTCAAATTGTTCGAGCAATAGTGCGTGTTTTTTATTAAATCGAATTGTTCCGTTTTCGATTTCCGGTAACATCGCTTCGATACGCATTTCCTTACGCGTTCTCTGCTTTACTTTCTTAACGCGAGTAAATGACGGGTAACCTGCCGTAGATAATTCGTTAATTAATGTGTCTACGAAGAATTCCTGCGCTGCTTGCGCTTCTGCAGCGACCACATCCGGCTCGTATTCGAACACCTTATCGACGATTACTTTGATAAATTCCGTCGGGTTCACACGCTCACCGTACGAATCCAAAACGTATATCGACCCGTTGGCTTTGTGTTTTGCAATAATAGTAATCGCAGAATAATCCCCGCGTTCTTTACCCATTGCGAAATCGACACCCATCGAAATGTCATACGTTAGGTGGTCGAAGTCCGTAATTCCGCCTTCGTAGTAAGTAAATGTTTCCGGATTGAATATCATCGATTCCTCATCGACTGGATTGTTCATATACTCGGTGTTGAACGCTTTACTTCCGTTGTCCCATTTCCACGTCATTAGCTTCCATAACGGTTGCACTTCCGGCCATAATACTTTGCTACCCCGAAGCATTTCCGCTTCGTTTTCTGCGTAAAATGCCTGTGCGTCCGCCAATCGATTAGGATTTTCGCGATCAACGTAGATGAGGCGACAATGTTCCCAAAGATCCGTGCGTTCTGGCTGATCGATAATAGCTCGATAAACTTTCGACGTGAAATCCGAGCGATTATAAAGAACTTGCATTAAAAGCGCTTCGAAATGTACTGTCGTTCCCATATAAACGAACGCTGTCCGCTTTCCTTTTGGGTCGCCCAACGGCATTACCGTTTGTGAAAACCAATCGCGCAATTTCGAACGTTGTTCTGGCGTACTTGCGTTACCGCCGGGCCTTGCGTCTTCTAAATCGTCGCATACAATTAAGTCGGGACGCGTTCCGTTCCAGTTACGACCACGAAGCGCTTGGCCTGTCGATGCTGCTTCGACTAGTGCGACTTGTTTTCGGCTTTCTCCGTCCGGATGCCATGCGATAAATGCTTCGGAGTTGTCGGTTATGTTTGACTGATCTTTCGGCGACAACAACGGACCAAAGTCAGCGCGCAATTTAGCGTTATACTTCAACTGATTTCGAATCCATTCCATATTCGCTTTAGATACCGCTGGCGTTTCCGAAATGATAATCGTATATTTACGTTTGCGATAAAGAATCTCATGTACCGGAAAAGCCTTCGAAAGGTAGGTCGACTTAGCGTGCGAACGTGGCGCCGCAGCCGCTATCTTTGCGTTAACATGCTCGGTTGAAACAACGTTCATGATTTCGGATATCTCACGGTGGAAACTTGGCGCCTCGCTTACATCAGTAATATCAAAACCGTCCCAGTTACCGTCGTTCTCAGCATTCCTTGCATCGGAAAAGTACTCGATAGAAAATTCGAGCAGGTTCCCTTCGCACCGCTGAATACGTTCTAAGCGTTCTAATTCCGTAGCCTTGTCGTAGTATTCAACGACTAACTCATTGGGCAAATCAGCGCCATATTGTGCGTCTAATAGCGCTAGGTATTCGCGATATACTTCGATTAGTTCCGTTCGTTCTTTTCGGTCTAGCCAGCGACCCTCTTGCCACGCCATATAATCGACCTCCTTTCTTTCGTTTTAATCGCGCTTGACTTGCGCGTTTGATTGCGTTATTATGAATGTAACCTAAATGAACCGGAGGTAACATTCGATGATTAATACCGTTGATGCTATCAAAAATTCCCGCGATATTGCGAAGATGAAGAAATCGCTGCATGGCCGTGACCGCTTAATGTTCGTGCTTGGCGTTTCGCTCGGCTTGCGTGTGAGCGACTTACTTTCGCTTAAGATTGGCGACTTACGCAACCAGGAATACTTAACGCTTGTTGAGTCGAAAACAGAAACGACACGTAAACGAAAAACCTACCGCCGCATTAAACTTAGCGCAACAGTTAAGCGAGAAGTTGCTGCGTTGGACGGTGCCGACAGTGACTACGTATTTAAAAGCCGCAAAGGCACGAACCAGCCGATTACTCGCCAGCAGGCTTACCGCATACTAAACGATGCAGCCGACCGTGCCGGCATTAAAATCGCTGTAGGTACGCATACATTACGCAAGACTTTCGGCTACCAACTTTACGCTAAAGGCTTCGATATTACCCGCATAATGGAGATATTCGGCCACTCTACGCCTGCTATGACGCTGAAGTACATCGGCATCACTGACGAAGAAATTGATAACGCATATGAAGCTATCGAGATTTAAGCGCTCGGTGGCTTTTTTATTGCGTAAATACAAAAAGACCGTTAATATTATCGTTAACAGTCCGATCTACTTACGCTATGTACACCGTAGGTTTAAGACTCGACCTACGAAAACGTTCCTTCCGTTCAGCAGCCGTATGCATCCGAACTGCCTTCCGTGGTCTGCAACTACCCAAAGTGAAAATTTGATACGCGGATTTAAAAACCGCTTGGAGGAATTCATTTTCGTCTGACCACCCGCCCCCGTCTTTCGTTCTGTATATCGCATTCACTCGTTCGCATATACAATGTTACCTTTGTAACAAGCGACACATTCGACCTTCGACTCGAACCGCTTTGTATCAACGTTCACACCACTTCGGTAACACTCATCGACTCACTCAACGTTTATGCATCGCATGAACACGCATTGTAACAGCGTTTGGCAATCGTTGGTAATCAGCGTTGAGTGCATACGATACTGCATAAACGGTGGTGCTATTTCGAAAGTGTTCGAGGGGTCACACGTCAGAACCTTGCGGCTGGTAGAATATCGGTAGCCAGTACGGCATAGTCCGATACCCTTACGCAATATCTACCGAGTTTCTTCTTATTAATATATTACGCAATATTCTTATTCGGACTGCCCTCGATTTCTCATACGCTCAATTGCTGCTTTCATTTCGTCAATATCCGCAGAACCACCGTTCTTATTATCGACTTCAACTTTCTCGGTCAACATTCCGTGCATCTGTACGATTGTTCTAAACGCTGCAGCATTACCGGTTTCAATTACGTTGTCTAACATAGCGTTAAACATTTCGGGCAATCTATCCGTTGTCTTCCGTACAATTTCCGCTTTTAGTTCAGCGTTGAAATAATCGAGCTTCTTCCATTCGAATAGTGTCGATTTCGCTACGCCTACTTCTTTCGCAATTTCTTCATACGTCATATTACCGCGATTAGGTAACGATAGGAATTCGATTGCTGCGATTTGCTTTTCGTTTAGTTGTTTCGCCATATTTGCGTTACTCCTTTCGTTTATAATAAAGGTAAAACCTTGCGCCCAACTTCGTTGAACGCTACCAGTCTTTTATTGCTTTTATACTTTTACGCATAATGTATTTTGCATATAGAATAACAGCGCCGTATGAGTGGTAGCGAATTAAGGCGCAATGTTTACGAACTAAAGATAAAGAAATAAATTTGCGCTATTCACACGATATATATCTACATATAGTATTAAAACGTTAATATAACGCCATATATACACTATATATTGTGTTTTACCACTATGAAATGGTGTCCGCGAATTTACCGATAGACCCATTAAAACGTCCGCGAATTTACCGATAGCTTTTTGCGAACTTGCCGACGCGCGTTTAGTCGACCTTACTTTCCGCTAAATCCTAAGCGAAACATCTCACGCAATGTAGCATCTGGACGACCATTCTTGCGGTAAAAAATGAACGGATTCAACTTGTAGTAACGCTCGTTTCCTCGTCTGATCTCAGCGAATACATATTCATCGCCAAGTTTCATTTTGCGAAGGTAAGTATAAACCGTCTTTTCACTAACGCCTGTAAGTTGCGCAATCTCTTGCTTAGTTAATTGCGTAATGTTGGCGACTTCCTTTTCGTAAGGATTTACGCAAATGGTGTTCGTTTCAAAATGAACGTATGGCAGCAACTTATAAACGAAGCCTAACTTATTCGCATTACGTCCGGTGTATAGCTCGCGTACCTTAGTAGTGAACGATTTAATTACGTTAGGATTGTCGGTTGTGCCTTTAAAATGGAACGCACTGTTAACGCTGTAGGAGCCGTCTTCATTTGCGTATATAATTCCGTTAGCAGTCATGTCGCGGAAAAACTCGCTGAAGGCCGATTTCTTTAAACCGACAACGGATTGTATGTCCGCTTTACTCATCGCTGACTTTTCGTGGTTTGCGTTAACCAACACGCCATCATACGAAATAAAGCACTGCAAGTACAGTAAATACCCGCAATGCTTATCGTCTATCTTGCCGATTACCTCGTGTATGTTCGTCATGTCCGTAAAGGTAAAATCGTGTTTGCGACCTTCCTGGCGTTGAATATAGCCGATAGCTTGACGTTGTTTGGCCGCTTGAAATTCGGCAAAGTCGCGAATCTCGCCCGTTTCTTTATTCAGCATGCTCCATTTACTCACTCGCTAACACCACCATTCCTAACAACATATATAGTCGCTGGTCCGTTGATTAATGGAGTAACCTGCATTCCTGTCATTTTTGCAATTGCTTCGGATCGCCCGATTTCAAAAACTTCAGCAGAACTATTACATTCTAATTCCCGCAATACTTGCGTTGCTTTCTTCGCTTCACGTTGCAGCGCTTTTAATCCAGTGAGTGCTTCAGATACATCTACGTCAACTTTAATCGATAATTCGCGCGACTTATTGTCCGCCATGTTCATCGTCTCCTTTTTAGCTAAAAATAAAGCCCGCACTAGGCGAGCGTTTTAGTATCGTCCAATCTGCAACAATAGACTGATAACTGATCCATAGGAAGAGCGTGCCGTTTATATTTAACGTCCTAGTCACGCAATTAAGACGGCATTTCGCTAAGTTGCGTTAACTTAGTCCGCCTGCTTGGCTATGCGCGGGACGCTTAGGTCCGATAATAAAGCCCGTTCAGTAATACCGAGCAGACTCCCGTAAATGGAATATTTGGATTAGGGCCTTACCCGAGCCTTCCAACGGTTAGTAAAATTGACCGACCTTGGTCCGCATGTTTCCGCGTGGCCGGTTCTGTTATCAACGATTTTTGTGTGGGATATATCGTGAAACCCTTTACGAATGACTTAACACTCCTAAGGCGGACAATATAGAGGAAATGGTACTAGTTTGGAAGTTATTACTCAATTTTTTCTATACTATAGCAATTGTTATTAACAGTATCCAAAAGCAGAAAAATAAGCAGAGGGCTAAAATTGATATACTTTTTAGCAGTTTTAAATGAAATTTGTTTCTCCTATATACGGTTCTTTTCACCATTCTTTCTCCTTTTTTAGTTACTCAGGCAGCCAACTAACCATAACCGGCTGCACCTTCGTAAACTCCCGGTAAGTCCTACGCCTTTCCTCGTTCCAACTCTTCGCCTTATTCACCGTCGTATTATCGTAATCCGATCGCTTCCTCCGACCGTCATTCTTCACGCCCACATACGCCAGCCCTTTATCGCTAGCCTCGTTCTTTTCGATTTCCTCGCGCTGCCTGTCGCTATGAATCGGATATTCTGTGTTGCGCGTCTTCCACGGTGTATCGTCCGTTAGTTCTTCGTGCAGGCAAAGCGATGCTAGGCGGTCTAGATAAGCCACGTCAGGCCTTTCGTTATTTGCTGCGATATATTCATCCGTTAATTGCTCGATTGCCTTAAACCGTTCAGCACGCGGCAGCCTGCCCGCTTTCGTTTCGGCAAATAGCCCGTTAATTCTTTCGTTCAATTGTTCGTTTGTCATTGTGCCGCCTCCGTTTCGTTGTCTAAGCGCTTGTTTGCAATTTCTACGTAAGTTTGCTCCGTTTCAAAGCCGATGAATTTACGGTTAGTACGAACGGCTGCTACACACTCTGAACCGCTACCTACAAACGGAACAAGTACAATAGAATCTGAGTCAGATGAGATATTTATTATCCTCTCGCATATATTTATTGGCTTTTGAGTAGGGTGCTTTGTTTTTAACTTTCCTCTGTCCGGGGTAAAATCCCACACATTAGTCATGCCGTCCTTGGCATTAAATGTATATCGTTGTTGCTCATACATCCTGCGAAGTTCTTCATATTTACCTCGTAGCATCTGATACTCCGAACTAATCTCATCGTAAGTGAATGGAAATTGTAAGTGTCCATCTAAAAAAGAGAATAGTTTTTCGTCCATCAAATCAAACCGTTTGCCATTATTCCATCCCATTTTATAAGACGCATGAACCCTAGCACTCTGCTCAGTCGAGTATCTACCCTCCTTCAGAAAAAGTTCGTGAATATACTCTCGACTATACCGGCTTTCAACATGACTTCTTATTTTTTCAGAGACACTTAAGAAGTTTTCTTTTATAAGCACTTTCTCTAGCCCTGTTTCGTCCTTAAACGTATAAAATAATAAGTACTCTGCATTAGGGACGAATCTCCTAAAACGTTCTTGACTTCCGTACAAATCTTTTATATAACTTTGCTGTTTATTCAATGTAATTCTGTTTCTATACTCTAGCGAAGTATTCTTATCAATCATGACGGCGATGTGCTCTAGTTGAAGCTCTACCCCATATACATACATACTCCCGCGTGGTGACAGAACACGTTCACACTCACTTATCCATGAGGCACACCACTCGAGGTAATCATCTAATGTCCTCCATTGATAATCGAATTCACCTTTTATTTTGTAGTATGGTGGGTCAGCAATTATTAAATCAACGCTGTTATCCGGCAGCATTTTCATCCCCTCGATACAGTCACGCTGGTATATCCGATTCAATTCCAAACTCCCGATTAATTCTTTCGACATATTATCGCTCCCCTTCGCTATTTGTTTCGCTCAATGCGTAACCTTCACCGCGACGGCTCCACGCCTCATATACGCGTGCTATTTTCGCAACAGCTACGTCTACATGCCGTT